TTTCTTTTTCATCACGTTTTTAACTGCCTGCTCAAATCCGTTTTTCATATCGGCTCCCTATTTACAAATTACTTTTGCCGTGCCGGTTAAGTACCCGTAATCAAACTTCAGGCTCGGCATGTAAGCGCCGTTAAGGTCAACCACAAGCGGCGCAGATAACGCTTCGACCGTCTGATACAACACAGAGCCGTTGTATATACCTATCGTACCCGGCACACCCGCAAGGCTGCCAAAAATCACCTGGTCAATACTGCGGCTCTTGTCGATTACAATCGGTGTGGGTATCGATACAACGCCCGTCCCAGGTGTAGCCTGATATAATACGTTCTGCGTGCCCGTGGATGTCTTAATCATTGACGTGCCCGTGTTCGGCCCGTAATTAATTTTTAATGCTGCAAACGTCCTGCCATACTCGCGGATTTCCTGCGGGATCGCAGTTATGGTTACATTTTCCAGCGCGGTAGTGCCGTCCAGTATTATCACAGCGCACGGCGTCTTTCCTATCGCGTCAATTATAATCCTGTCCACGTTCAATTTTTTAAACAATCCCACCGGCGTCGGTATTGAAACAATCCCCGTGCCCGGTGTGGACTGGAATACGGGAGCCATGCCGTTTGCGGTTGTAAATATCGACGCTGTGCCGGTGTTCGTTCCGTAATCGATCGTGAGCCCGTTTGCCTGCATGCCGTAACACTGTACCGGCGTGCCGACCGCGTAAATGTTCATTGACCGCAAAAGCGTTGTGCCGTTATAAATATTTATCGCGCAGCTCGTTACCGCCAATGAATTAAAAACTATCCTGTCAATATATTTTACTCCCTGAGTCGGAACTACAAGAACCTTGCCGCTCTGTGGCGTGGGCTGGAAAAACGAATTGTTGCCGAAAGCTATTGTCGGAGTGGGCGTTAAGGTTGATGTGAGCGTAGCGGTTGCAACAGGAGTGTTTGTTTTTGTAAGCGTTATTGTCGCCGTAGGCGCATACATCGCCAAAATCGTAGTGCTTAATGCGTCACCGCCCTGCGTGCCAAAAACTTCGGCAGTATTAGTTATATTTTGTTTTTGATAAACAAGCACATTACCCCAAAAAGTAAGATTCTGCGAACTGTTTGTCATTGATAAGGCTGCGTCGCCACCATTCCATGACAAAATGCCGTTCGTCAGCGACGCGCTCGGATTGCTTCCGATTAAAGAAAATCCAGTCGGCAACGTGTCTGTTACCTGGACGCCGTAGCAGTCGCCCGTACACGTGACCGCAATGTAATAGGTAAAGTTCGTTGCGGGAATAGGCTTCGCTATGCTTACCGATTTAGCGATTGACAACGTACCTGAAGTTGCAAAAGCAGTAGAACACAAAATCAAAATCAATCCTATCAACCCTAAAAACTTTTTCATTCTTAATACCTCCGTTTTTAAAATGAAAAAAGCCGGTAGACGTCTTGTTTCCCGCCGGTAGCTATTGCCACCATTGAGACCTTAAGAGGTCTATCGGCCTTTTTCTTAATTCAAGTTATACCAAACTAACTTTGTTTTGTCAAGTGATTATTTACAGTGTGCCTTAAGAATGGCAAGCCGCCCCTGAATGTCGTGGACGCTACATGCTACTTCCTTTTCAAATAATTCTTGTCTATGCCATAAAAATTTATTTTTAATTTTTATTGGCGTACGCAATAATTCCATATACATATTCCAAAAATCAACAAGTTTTTCCTCAGCCGCTATTATTTCCTTTTTATTCATAGCTTCACCACGCCCAAACCCAGGCGGGTACGTTGCTCTCCACCCAAGGCTCATCCTGCGTTATCGGCACTCTTATACACCGGCATTGCCACGGGTCAGGCTGCGGCGGCGGGCCTATTGTAGCCCATACAGGATTAGTCACCGAGAATATAAGCCCGTCTAATTTGGCGTGGCGATCTCTCGTCCTATCGTCCATAACGGCACTATATTGATACGCCGTTACGTACCCGTCAAGTTCGGGGTTCTGGAAAAAGTTATTCCGGCCCTCATTCAACGCCGTGCTTAAATTTGTCCTCACTACGTTTTCGAGCCTGTAAGATTTCAGCGCGTCATCCGCAACTTCACCTGTATTATAATATTCCTTAAGTTCATCCTGTAAATCGTTCACGGTATCACTGATTGACGTGCCGTTCTTAATCGAGTCCATTAAAACCTGTTTGACCTTTTTCAGAATATTATCCCGCTCAACCCCGGCCATGTTAAAACTCTGCGCCTCGAAAAACTGCAAGGCTTCAGGGTAATCGATTTTTCGCAGGTCATAATTATCCTGAAATTTCACTATCTCACTATACTTGTGATGAAACTTTTTCTTTTTCTTAAGTATTTCCTCACGAGCGGTTTTAATGCCATCCTCAAACGCGTCCACAAGCAAACTGTGGAATACCTGTTTTAAATCACCCGTAGTCGAGAACGTCAGCGATTTTATCGCCTCAAAGTTCTTATTCTCAATTATTTTTCCTTTTTGCACCTGTACGATTATATTCTTAATACCGTCCTGTACCAGCTTCCCCGCCTGTATCATATACTTATCATGCAAACTTTCATGCGTACCTTTCAATTCGATATAATCAACACAGCCCTCTTCATACTTTGTCAGCTTGCGGCGGGTTGTGCCTGTAAAAATCTTTTCCGCATACTGTGATATGTCTTCGGGCTCCGTGGCTTGCACCGCTTGCGCTGTCGGCGCGGGTATCGGCTGGCCAGGTGTCGCCGGTTTGCCTTCATCAACTTTGTCCTGCTTGACTGCCTGACTCGGCGTTTCCTCGGTCTTCCTCGGCGGGAAGTTCAAAAACTCCCTTATCTTTTCCTCATCCTCTGGAATCGGCTTTATTACCTGCTTGTCCACGCCCTCATAATACGTCGCGATTAATTTGTCCGTGTCCTCTTTTATCAACGGTTTAAATTTAAAATCAGGGTAATCATCCACGTCCTCGTAATTATAATCAACAAGCCGCTGGATAAGCTGCGCGTTGACCGCTTTCTCAGATATGTCAATACCAAGCTGCTCAACAATATAGTGTAATTGATCCTGATGTACATTGCCAAGTGCTTGCGTACCCTTTCCCCCCGCGCTCGACGAGTCCGATGTCAGCGTTTCGCCCATTATCTTTTTTCTTATTTGAGAATTAATCCACGTCAACGCGGACTGATGTATGTCAGCGGTGACTTTGGACGGGTCTGTTATCGTAGCCTCAACGCCCGGCGGCACTATAAGCCCAGTCTCATACCGCATTTGTTTTATCACATTCAATAAATAAGTCTTAGTCCCGTCGTCAACCACGCCTTTAGTTTTAAATGTCATTGTCGGATGCCCGAACTTTTCTATAAAAATCCCATAGGCCCGAAGCACAACCTGTTTTATAAAATATAAGTCATACAGCGTTCTTATTTTCGATGTGCCCCAAATGTTTTCATACCGTTTCCGGAATGAATAAATAATAAATTTATCAGCAGGATATTTTTGCCCGTAATTAAGCGAACTGATATTAACAATGCCATAATCCTGCACGTTGTCAAAATCATCAGTCCAGATATTAAAATAACGCGGGTTCTTGGACTTAATCGATCGCAACCCTATCTTACCGGCCCAACGGCCTTTTTTAATCTCATACCATACCATTTCATTGATTGACACGCCGAGCGGGACGGCCTGCGCTATTTCGCGGAGGTCATCGTCAAAACTGCCCTCGATATTGTCAAGGTTAAACTCCACAAAGTCACGGATTTCTTTGTCTCTGTCGCTGTCGCTTGCGGCCTCGACCTCATGCCCGGATGACAGCCGGACCGTGATCAAATCGTCAACACTGCCCTCTATCTCATCATCTAACATCATTTTATTCAATATTTCAATTTTCTTTTTCTGTAAAAGCTCGTCAGGCATATAAGGTGTGAGATCCATGCGTTTGTATATTGCGCTGGTATCTACTCCGACCTCAATATCTAAAAACGGTTTCTTACCGCGCACGTCGATAGGCTTCCTGCGCTGATATAGCTGGTTAAACTCACTGTAATTACTGCGTATCTCTTTTACGGCCTGATGTACCGATTTCTTTTTGCTGCGCATTTATTTAACCCCCACTGTAAAATCAGGCAGCCCGAATGCGGCTCCCTGTTTGATTTCCTCTATCACGTTGTCAATACCGCCCGTGTCCGCGTCCAATTCAAACCCCGACACGCCCTTTATGTTTTCTTTTAAATGTTCGACGGCCTCATCAACCGTATTGCCCAGCCCGATAACACTGCATACACTTTCCGACGCGGGGCCAGGTACAATAAAGTATTTATCGCCCTGCATCATCAATGCCCGGAACTTAATGTACTGCCTGACCGCAGGGTCTACCGTGACCTCGAGCCAATGCTCACCTGCCCAATCTGACGCAAGCGCCGTACCGCAACCGTACTTATACGCCGGTATCAAATCAATAAGTTCCCCATTCCCGGCGGCCCAGATGAACTCCGGTAAATTTTTCCATATTTCCGTATGCAGCGCCAGGCCGACGGGCTGGGGTACTCTGACTGTCGGGTCAATAAGATAACCAGTTTTATTTTTATCTACCATAACTTCGCTCGACCAAAACGACCGCGTTTTCATCCCCGCGAAAAAGGATGACAGTTTATCATTCACAAGTTTTATGCTTTCAGGCACGTCCTCATTCTTGACCGTCTGGCCAATATAGCCGCTTCCTTTTTTCTCGTAGCCCCACATGCCGGAGCTTGAATACTTGCCGTCTACCACAAGCCCGTCATACCCAGGTTCAATACCTTCAATTTTTTTCTCAAGCATGAACTCAACGTCATCCTGACGAGGCCCAAGACTGACCGACAGCGCGTCAAGGTATATCTTGCTTGACTGGTAATCCTTCGCGTAAAAAGTTTCAATGTCGCCACGAAACGCGTTAAGCTTGACAAAATAATCGCCGCCCTTTTTGATTTCGTCACCCAGCGCTTTAAGCCCGACAACAACCTTGCTTTCCTGTGTCGGCAGCCCTGCGTTCTTTTGCACCTCGCGGCCGTACTTACGATTAGTTTCAAGGAACTCGGCCATACCAGCCCCGAACACGCGCTTGCCTTTGCCGCGCAGGTACTCAATCACGTCCTGCCCATACGTATCAAAAAAACATATCAAGTCAACCTCGTCAACGTATTCCCAGAAGTAATCCACTTTAAACACGCCGAACTTTTCAAGTCCGCGGCCTATCTGCGCCTTATTGCTTGACGGGAACGCGTCAGCCCAGTTGGTGAAATAGTACACGCGCCCGAACTTCTCGGCCAGCTTCAATGCAATTTCAACGGTGAGTCCCCAGTCCATGACAAGCACTGTCTTATCTTTTAAATTATCCATACTTAACGCTCCTCATACGCTTAATTTTATATCCCCTGTACAATGTCAACTTATCCGTGCTTTCAAGTCCCAATTCTTTCTTAAATAGCAAGTAAACGATTTCAGGCAGAGCCAGCTTATAGCCCATTACAGCCGTGTGTCCGTTCTCGGCTTCTACGGCGTCAATCTTTTGATTGATACGCCGTTCAACCTCTTTCCCGCTATGCATGTTTATAAGCATTTTTTTATATCCTTTCTCAGCGGCCCTGACATCGTGCTTACCCCGTCTATTATCGTGTACCACTTCCGCGATTTGTTTATTATAACCAGTTTGCCGGGCAGAAAAGTATAATAGTTTTTCATAAGCCGTTTCAATACGATATTCTTGTCATTGCGATTAATCCCGAACCTATCTGATATTTCCTTCCATTCGTGCATTGCTATGCGTATCATTTCCCGTACCTCCGCATAGTGAAACTATTCAGTGCGTCAGCGTCTATGCCAGCTCCTACAAAATCTTCATCATCGGCCCTGGGCGCAGAAGCCGTTATCATTTCATGCGTCACCTTGAAATAATTGTTTTCCGCAAAAGTCTCAGCAGCTGCGTCAGCCTCGTCCGGCGAGTCGCACCCGGTTATTATCATCTCGGCCTTAGGCTGTATTTGTATATCCCCGTGCGCGTTGAGCCTGTACTTAATCCCCTTAAGCTGCGTTACAAGGTTTTCATTGTAATCGATTTTATTATCCCGCTTAAGCCACTCCCGGAACTTATAATAACACTCGGCACGCTGGTTAGAAAACTTTGGCAGGTTGTTAGCCTCTGCGTCGCTTATGCTCTCTTCGCTTGCCGACCCGCCCCAGACTATGTTATTAATCGCATAATGATTGCTTATCATGCTGGACGATAACCCGGAGCCCACGCCGGTCCCGTCAATAAAAACAAACGGGGCCAGTATGCCCTCGCGCATGTACTGGATAATAATTCCCTGCACGGTATCAATCCACTTCGGCCCGCCGGTCTTAATAGCCTTGTCAATTTTAAGCTGCCTGTCATCGCGCAGGGCGAACACGGTATTATTCCCGCCGGTTGCCACATCAACCCCGAGCCTGACACCCTCGGACTTTGTGTCAATATCGACCGGGCCACACGCCCCGTCTACCAGCTCGTCCGGAAATAGCTGCATATAACCCTGCTCGTCAATCGCGTCGGACGTGGGAAATTTACATTCGTAAAACACGTCAAAGAACGGCAGCTTTTTCATTTGATCAATGAACCCCTGCGAAAACCTGCCCTCAGCAAGCGCCTCGTGGTAATCAATCCAAATCTTATGCGTAGTCTTATCGTGCATGGTCTTAAAAAAATGATTGCGCCGGAACGGGTTAGACAGTTCCGCGATAAAACCTTCCTCGCCCTGGCCGCCTACCATACGCATTACATGTGTGTAAAGGTCATCGGGAAACAGCGCCGAGTCATCTATTACCACGTTACGGCCGGACTTACCTAATAATATTTCACCTATCCGTTTCCTATTCCTGTTCTCAGCGGATAGCATTTCAATCGACCCGCCGCGCTTGAATGTTATCTTATCATGCCGGCGTTCACGCTTTAACTTTTGCAGCATACCGCCCGTGATTTCAAGCTGCGATGTTATAATGTCATTATCGAAAATATGATTGAGCACATACCCCATGATAATGCCGGCCTTTGCCTGCGTGCCGCCGATTATTTTCCAGGACTCCGGCATAAGCATTGCCCGGATAATCATACCGATTGCCGCC